TCAGCAGCGTTTATAAAAGCTTCTTCGTATCGTTGTCCGACAGACATAAAGCGCTCTGATTCGATGTCGTTAAATTCTCGTAGGGCTTTTCCGCTGTCGAGACCGGAGGGTTTTTTGCTTTGCGCTGCTAGTTGGCTTACTCCGGCGATTTCGTATGCGCGGTTGTATAGGCGGTCTAGGTGCATAAATAGGTCTTGTGGGATTGCGGAGACAGATTCGTAGGATGGCTTTGTGCCCGCATATTTGATGATCCCGCCTATTTTGTTGTTTAGGTGGGCAGTTACGATTTTGGAGCTAGCTTCTACGAATACTTTTGGAATGCTAGTTAGGTGCATTGAGACTTGGATAGTGCGTAGAATCTTGTTAATTTCTAGCTGTAGTCCTTGAAGTTGTTCGGACATTCCTTGACCAAAGAAGCCTACTGGGCGCTCATTCCAGCGAAAGAATACGAATGGGAAGTAATCTTTGTTCCACTCTTCTTCGAATAGCGTGCAGTTTGCGGTCGATATGATGTGTTTTCCGTCGTGTTTTTTGTCTTTGCTGCTGGGTAGGTGCCATGATTCTACGACCATGACCATTTGCTTGTCGCGTGTTCCGCGGTTTGTGCTGTAGACTGCTTCTGCGTCAGTAGCTGCTTCGATTTGGACTTTTTTGTCTGGGAACATACCGACTAGGACATCTCGGTGGACATACTTAACTTGGTGCATTTGACGTGGAGCGCCATAGAAGGACTCAGTATCATCTAGTTTAATCTCGTCAATAAAGACTCTCTCGGCTTTAATTTCGCCGTCGACTTCCATGATTTTTACGCATCCCGTTCCGAAAATACAGCTGTCTTGGAATGCCATGCGAGCGTGCTTGTAGAATTCTGAGCCGTAGAAAACGCCTTCTACGAATTTGGAGAGCTTTTTGGCTTTAAGTTGGAGGGTAAAATCTCCTCCGGAGGTAAGAAAGGTAGGTTTAGGTTTGTTTTTGCCGATTTTTGATACCACGGTGTCAATCATGGATTGGACAATATTCATTGTAACGCGGTGGGTGACGTTGTAGCTTGTTTCTACTCGGTTGTAGCTGTAGGAGTCGAGTCCTGCCATTTCGTAGTTGCCGTAGAGGCGAGCAAAGCGTAGATTGTCGGCTGATCGGTAGCTTTGGTTTTGGTCAAGGTAGCCGATGTAGGCAAATATATCTTTATGGGCGTCTTGTTTGGAGGAGTTCCACCAGTGCATGCCGTTGTTAAGAATAGTAGAAGCCGTTGAATCGTAAGAGCTTGACATGTAATTTCCTATCGGTTAGTTGACCAGTAGAGCATTTCTTCTTCGTCCTTGGAAGACTCTTCTTCTGTGTCTGTGAGGGTCGCGCTGTTTGTGAATGCTGGCGCTCCGGGGGCGATTAATTCGTTATCCGGTATAAAGGACAGCTCGGAGAGCTCTACGTGTAAGTCCCCTAATTTAAAGGACTTTACTTTGTTTTCTTTACACCAAAGGATGAATTTTTGTACTTCTTCCGTGGTTTTGAGCATATGAGTCTCCGCTTGTGTGTTTCTGTTATTTACCAGTCTGATCCGTCAAAGTCTTCTTCGAGCATTTTGTCGTATTCGTAGCCTTCTGGGTCGTCTAGCTTTTTTTGCATTTCTTCGGCTTCTTTTGCTTCTAGCTCAATCATGTAGGCTTCGGTCTGTCGAGCCGGTGCTAATTGAGGAGCTTGTGACAAATAGTGGCGACATTCGCGCCAAGCGTAGAGTACCGCGTCACATATATCTGAGTGAAACGTGGTGGATATTTTGGGTCGCTCTGGGTTTCTTATTTTGCTTTCTCGGTCCCATTGTACTCTCATCGAGTCTTCCTCGAATATGGAGTTTTGGTACGCTTTTAGTTTGCCGTGGCGTAAATCGTCATTTAGAAGCTCGATGAATTCTATTTTACGGGCTTTTTCTGCTGCTTCTATGACGAGTCCGTGACGCTGTTGGATTTCTTCTTGTACTTTTTTACCTAGTGCGCCGGCATCCATTACCATTTTAATTGGGTTGTACTCGCTTTGTAAAGCTTTTATTTCTTCGACGAGGGCGGTAATGTCTTGTTTTCGCTGGACTACTTCGTCTATTAAGTAGACTCGTTTGTAGTGGGTATTGTAGCCTAGGACTGCTATAGCGTCAGCGTCGTTGAAGCCAATATCGATGCCGAATATGTAGTACCATTCTCCTTCTTTTGGGAGGGATTCGTAGGTGTTGCGGCGCTTGTCAAATTTAAAGACTAGGGAGTTTAAGTCTTCTACCCATAGTCCATAAGTTTCTCGTTGGTAGCCTGCGTCTGTAACATCGATGTCAAAAAGCTCGCGTTCTTCTTGGAGGGTGGCTTCTAGATCTAGCCCGTTGGCGGGATCGTGCATGTGCGGGTTTTCAAAAGCGGTCCAGTGATAATTATCCCACATATCGCTTTGCGTGTATTCGTAGAAAGGTCCTGCTAGGACGGGTCCGGGCGTTCCGGTCATGTAGAGGGTTCCACGATGATCTCGTAGGGCAGGTATGATGATATCTTTGACCAGGTCTTTTAGGTAGGGTCGAAATGATTGGGCTTCGTCGAGGTAGGCTTTCTTTAATTTCCATCCGCGCATTTTTTCGATTTCGTGCCGGTCCTTGACACCTTCGCATGCTATTTTGGAGCCGTTGGGGAACTTTATTGAGAGTCTAGTATTGTCTACTTTTGCTTCTAGTTTAAAATCTTCGATGATTTTCATTAGATCAGTCCAGATGATGTTCCGGACGTTTTGCTTGGTCATTGTGATGTAGAGGCAGGTTGAGCCGTCTTCTTTTATGCAAGTATCGATCATGTCAGCTGCGACGCCTACGGTCTTGCCGGATCTACGGCTGCAAACTGCTGTACGAAAGCGTTTGCCTTCCCCTCTAAAGAATTTAATCTGCTCGTCAAAGCAGTAATCTTCAAAGTTAAAATCCATCTTAGCAGAAGCCGCTTGTTTGCGGCGTTCTAGTTCTGCTAGGATGGCTTGTCTGCTTGGAGGGGCTTGGTTTGACATTACTTAGGACGTTTAATGTCGGACGCTCGGACGCTTGAGGTTTTTTGTTTTTCCTCTACTATTTGCTCTTCACGTTTTTGATGCACGGGGGCGTCGAATACGATTACAGAGACGTTTGTGAGAGGAATGAGGATGTGGTCTTGATCGTTTTTGACTTCTACGGAGAGAAGGTCTTTTATGATGTTGACTTCTACTGGGGGCTTGGGTCCTACTTCGCTGGTTGTGAAATAGGTTTCGACTTTTTTGTTAAAGTTTACCGCTTGGTATACTCTAATCATTTTAATGGGTAGTGACTCTAGTTCATCTGATTTTTTAGACATTATGTCTCCTTTGTTAACTTGTTCCATGACTTTGGATTGGTATTGCTTGGTTAATTGTATACGTTTGTTATGGTATCGCAGACCTAAGTAGTGGACATCCGGAAAAAGCCATTACGCTTCCGTTTCCAAAGATTCCTCGTACTGTAACTTTAACTCTTTTTTCTATCAGTTCTTTGGAGCATGAGATAGTTACGATTTCGTCAGCAAATCCAGAGGTAATTAGGTTTTCGCCAAACTCCCACCACTCGTTAATTACTTTTCGCTTGTAGTCTAGGAGTGGGATGCCGATGCGGTCAGCGTTTGTTTGTTCCATTTTACGGATGATGGTTTTCCAATGCTTGAGCCTGGTTTCTACTTCTCCAGTTTCGAATTGTCCACCAAAGCGTCCTTTTGCGCGGTGAGCCATCATCTGGCTGTTAGCGAGAACGTATCTTTCGCCTGGTAAGCCTTGGGCGATAGCATGTGCCATTGAGGCGCCAAAAATAGTAATGGTTTTTAGATTGGGGATAGTTTTAAGGCTTTCGATTAGGTCTGAACCGTCTACTACTGATCCGCCTGGGGAGTCGAGTACTAAATAGATGGGTTCGTTTGAGAATAGGGTTCTCTTCCAGACTAGTTTGTATACGTCTAGTATAGCGCTAGTAGTTGATTCTTCGCTAATCGGTCCTCTAATTATTACTGTGTTGTCTTCGGTTAGTTGAATCTCTTTTGTAGCTTTGGCTGAGGCTAGTACAATAGAGGTAGCTAGTATTAGTGCGAGTGCTAAGTATTTCATTCTTGTCCTTCTTCTGTTTGCTCTTCTGGCTCTGGATTTAGTTGTTTTTTTAGGGCTACGTTTTCTTCGTATAGTTCTTGGGCGACTTGCTGCATGTTTCTGTATTCTACTCCTTGGTTCCACAGCATTTTAATTAGGCTTGATTTGCTGTTGTGTTTTAAGGTTGCTTTAATGCGACGGAAGTGGCGATCTATTTCTTGCTGGATCTCCTGTTTAGAAGGGGGGCTTTTTTCCGCTGTGCTTTTTGCTGTTGACATTGTAGCTCCTTTGTGTCTGATATTTTATAGTACCATATGATGGATAGGAAGGCAATATTTAGTAGGTAGTTGGTGAGGAGGGGGAGGTCCATTTTTGGGGCTACGTATATTAGGGTTAACAGCTCTCCTAGGGACCATAGGATTAGCAAGCCGTAGGATATGCCGGTGGCGTGTTTTTCGTTGTAGCTTTTGAAGGCTTGGGGTAGGGCGCAGAATGCTAGGCATATGGCTCCTGCCCAGCCAATGTATTCTAGTATAGTCATTTTTTCTTAGTTTTAGGAAGACCGAGGACTACTTGAGCTCGTTTGTTTCGAAGCGCCATTTTTGTTTCTGATGAGGTGCGGTCTGTGTTGCCTAGGATATCTTGCTCTATTTCGTCAAATAGCTTTTCGATTACTGTGTTGTATAGTCCGATTAGTTCATCCAGTTTGGCTAAGTGCTCGTCGCGTTCCATTATATTACCTCGTCAATTGCTCCGTACTCTAGCATTTGCTCGGGAGTAGGGTAGAATTCTTTTTTCTTCATTTTAGAGAGCCAGAAGGCTTTGTTCTTGTTTGAAAATTCTTCGTAGTAGCCTGCCCAGCGCTTGAA